ATAGAAACCGCCAAGCAGTGGCTGCGTATGCTACCTAAAGCCAAGCACAAATTATGGACAATGGGTAACCACGATGCGCGAGTTGACAATTACATCGCTTCTAATGCGAGTGAGATGGATGGTTACATCATGTCTTTGGCGGAGCATTTCCGTGATTGGGAATTTTCTTACGCTTTTGAAATCAACGGAACCGAAGTACGACATCGTTTTAGGGCCGGTATCCATGCGGGCTGGAATAATGCGTTGCACTCCGGGGTTAATATGGTCACCGGACATACCCACCAGCTACAAGTTACCGCCATGCGTGATAGGAACGGATCGCGTTGGGGAATAGAAACTGGAACTTTGGCAGACCCTTTTGGTCCTCAGTTTGAATATGCAGAGGGATCACCCTCACGCTCTCAGCAAGGCTTTGTCGTTATTACTTTTGATGATGAGGGGCGGATGTTACCACCTGAACTATGCGAGATGGTGGGTGGCCGCCCCGTATTTAGAGGCGACCACGTATTTTAAGGGGAGGGGGATTATTCCCCCTCTTCTTCTTCCTCTACTGGATACTCGTATTCAAAGGCATCTTCAGCCTCAACGAGTTCATCCTCGCCATCTTCGTTCTTTTTAAAGACAAGAACGGGACGCTTGAAAGCCTCAGCCATCAAATCAAAGTCGTCAGCAACTTCCTGAAAGGTAATCCCATAAGGAGCTGCTGCTTCGTCTGACCAGAAGTCAATCTCGCCTTCGTCATTGTAGAATACTTCCCGGATTGAGAAGCTATCTTCTGCAAAAAGGCTGTCGTTTTCATCTTTTGGCTCTAATACAACGCGATAGTTCCAAGACATGTTATCATTCCCTATGTTAGAAAAACTAGAAGTGACAGTAAGAAAGGGCAAAGCCCCAACAGTAAATTCGTAAGTGACTGATTGTACTGCTAATCCCATAAGAAACTCCTCGATTGTTGACGATACTACTTTATACAACATTTTGATCATTTTGATGACGGGGATTTTTTCTTTTGTGCAAATTCGTCGCATGTATTTTTTTCATACGTAACGGATGACCGGCGGATATCCCGAATCACATCCCCCGTTGAAGGATTAAACCAATCATAAAGATTGTCATTCATAGGGTTTAAACAATTGTAAGTAGTGTTATCACCGGGAATAACCCACTTGCAGTCCACACAAAACTTATCAGCCACTTCAGTCTCCTTTTCAACACTTGCAGTCCTGTCAACTAATAGTATATATAGAGAACAAAAGCGAGGGGTTTCTATGACAAAAACAACCTACGATAACCGCAAAGGCAAGGACGATCCGGGCCGTAAGCACAAGATTGACGATACGGAATTAGTGCGCAAAGCTATCATGGGGCTTGCAAAACAAGGTAAAACCATATCGGAAATTGCGGATATCATAGGAGTTAGCACCACGCATTTGAAAAATACCTACAAGCACGAACTAAAATGCGGAAAAGAACTGGCGGATGCATTGGTGGTAGAAAACATTTACCAACAAGCAATGAAAGATTCCCCCGCAGCGATGCCCGCCGCTATGTTTATTGCCAAGTCCCGCATGGGTTGGCGGGAAAAAGAAGAAGCAAAAGACAACAGACCAAGCATTGTGTTTGACTTTGGTAGCCTATCTTTTGAGGAACGAGCCGCTCTCAGGGAAACTCTCTTGCAAAAAGTATCCCCACCACCTCTCACTATTGAGGGCGAGGTAGAAGAGTATGAATGAGCAAGTAGCTTTCCGCGCCGCCAACATAGAACACGCTATCAAGCAATACCCGGAGGAAGCCCTGCGGGAATTGGAGCGGTTGGACCTTGAAGAAGACATGGTATCTTTTGTAGAGGGCGCTTGGAAGTACATTGACCCTAATCCATACAAATATGGTTGGCATCTGGAAGCCATTGCGGAGCATTTACAGGCGGTAACCCGTGGAGAAATCCGCCGATTGGTAATTAACGTTCCCCCTCGTACATCCAAATCATCGATGGTGTCCGTTTGTTTTCCTGCATGGACATGGGCGCAATCCGAATACGGCCCATTGTCCGGCCCGCATGTGCAGTTTCTGTTTGCATCTTACGCGCAATCCCTTTCTATTCGCGACAGCATTAAAACCCGCCGCTTGATTGAATCCCCCTATTACCAAAATTACTGGGGGAGAAGTATGAAGATTGTATCTGACCAGAATACCAAAGTTAGATTTGACAACGACAAGGGCGGCTACAGGCTTGCAACATCGGTTGACGGCGCGTTGACGGGTGAAGGTGGCTCTATTATCGTAGTTGACGACCCTCACAACGCTAATGAAGTAGAATCCGATCTTGTTCGCCAAGGAACGCTGGATTGGTGGGACCAATCCATGTCAACCCGTCTTAACGACCCCAAGACGGGCGCATATATTGTTATTATGCAGAGACTGCACGAATCAGACCTGACCGGCCACGTATTGTCTAAAGACCGTGGTGAGTGGACGCATCTTTGCTTGCCCATGCGTTACGAGTCAGACCGCCAATGCATTACCAAATGGTTTGTAGACGATAGAACAGAAGGTGAACTTCTGGTTGAAGACCGGTTTGGAGAAGCGGAAGTGGCTTCTCTTGAAGCTGCTCTTGGCCCATTTGCGGCGGCTGGACAGTTGCAGCAACGCCCCCGCCCAAAGGGTGGTGGTATTATCAAACGTGACTGGTGGATTTTGTGGGATGAAACAGTTTCCGGTGCGGAAGGTTTGCCTAAAACCGTCTTCCCACCGTTTGAATACGTCATTGCATCGCTTGATACCGCCTATACAACCAAACAAGAAAACGATTACAGCGCCATGACGGTATGGGGCGTATGGACGGACAGAAACGGCAACCGCCGCATTATGTTAGTTCACGCTTGGCAAGAACGTTTAGAGTTTCCTAAATTGGTTTTAAAGGTAATCAAGGAAAGCAACACATTCAAAATTGACAAGTTGCTTATCGAATCCAAGGCGGCTGGTATTTCTGTTGCTCAAGAGTTGCGGACTCACTTTGCCCGCGAAAGCTGGGGCATTCAGCTTGTTGATCCGGGTCGCGGTGATAAAGTTGCTCGCGCCTATGCTATTCAACATTTGTTCTCAGAGGGAATGATTTACGCCCCCGACTTTGAATGGGCGGAAATGGTTATAAGTCAAACCGAAGCATTCCCTAAAGCCAAGCATGATGACTTAGTAGATAGTATGACACAAGCCTTGACACATCTTCGCCTTATTGGTTTTGCACAAAAACCTGTAGAAATAGTAGCGGAGAAGACTGAAAGTATGTTATATAAGTCAAGTCGTAATTCACAATTGTACCCGGTGTAAGCCATGCCATTAGCCCCCATGAACATGCGTCAAGTTCCCGTTTTGGGAAGTCGGCCAGACGATTTTGATGCGTTTGATATGGATATGACGGCTGAAGGCGATGCTGAAGTTAAAGTTAATCCTAAATCTCCTTACGTCAAAGTAGAATTACCAGATGGCTCTGTAACTATTTCATTTGGCGGGCAAGAAAAACCTGATCACGATGGCGAAGAAGATTTCCATGAGAATCTTGCGCTTCATCTTGACAACAGCACACTGGGTCAAATCTCTAACGAACTAAAACGTTTGATTGAGCAGGACAACGAATCCCGCCAAGAACTGCTTCAGCAGTACGTTATGGGCCTTGATTTGTTGGGAACCAAGATTGAAACGCCCCGCAGCAACGCATCAGATGGTTCTACGGCGGTTGAAGGACAGGCAACTGTACGCCATCCGTTGCTTTTGGAATCAATTGTTCGTTTCCAAGCCAACGCTCGCGGCGAGTTGTTGCCTTCTAGCGGCCCCGTTAAGATTCGCAACGATGGATTGGATAGCGCCAACATCAATGCTCAAGCTGAAGCCTTGGAAAAAGATTTCAACCATTACCTAACGGTGACCGCATCCGAATATTATCCTGATACGGAACGGATGTTCTTTGCGTTGGGCTTCGGTGGCACAACATTTAAGAAAATTTACTACTGCCCAATCCGCCGCCGCCCGGTGTCGGAGTTTGTCAGCATCCCGGAAATTATTGTTTCTAATGCTGAAACAACGGTAGCAACTGCACAGCGAATCACCCATGTCATTAAGATGCCCCCAAGCACCCTCAAGCGGTTGCAATTGGTTGGCATGTACCGCAATGTGCCACTGACACACGCTGAACCACCAAAGAATAACGTAGTTGAAGACAAAATTGAATCGCTTCAGGGCATTATTCCCCGCAATATGACCAATACGGATAATTCTCCTCGCGAGATTTATGAGTGCTATTGCGAATTGGATATTCCCGGCTACGAGCATGAGGACGACGAGGGGCCAACCGGTCTTCAACTTCCATACCGGGTTACTTTGGACAAAAGTTCGTCAGAAATCTTAGAAATTCGGAGATGGTGGAAGGAAGATGACGACCAGTTCCTGCGTAGGCAAGTGTTTGTTGATTATATCTTCGTTCCCGGCTTTGGCTTCTACGGCTTGGGTCTTCTTCATCTTGTGGGTAACACCACGATGGCGCTAACTGCTGGCTGGCGGTTGTGCATCGATAACGGAATGTTTGCTAACTTTCCGGGATTCTTGTATGCAAAACAGGCTGGTCGGCAAAATACTAACGAGTTTCGGGTTCCTCCCGGCGGCGGTATGCCAATTGACACGAACGGCGGCCCAATCCAATCGGCTATTATGCCATTGCCTTACCGCAGTGTTGATGGTCAATTTTTAGAATTACTTAAATTGATTGAAACCAGCGGTCAACGTATGGCTTCAACTACGGAAACAAACGTAGGTGAGGGCAATGCAGAGGCTCCGGTAGGTACAACCATTGCGTTGATTGAACAGGCTCAGAAGGTCATCTCTGCCGTTCACAAGCGTATGCACGCTGCTCAGGCCCGCGAGTTTCAGTTGCTGGCGGAGTTGTTTAAAGAATGCCCAGAAGCATTTTGGGAAAACAACAGGTATCCATCTTACCAATGGACATCAGAAACCTTGGTTGACGCTTTAAATAACATTAACCTTGTTCCTGTTGCTGATCCAAATACGCCTTCACATGCGGTTCGTATTCAAAAAGCAATGGCAATTAAGCAATTGCAACAGGGCAACCCAACACTTTACGATGCTAAAAAGGTTGATGAACGTATTTTAACCATGCTTGGCATTGAAGATGCGATGGACTTGTTTGTTCCACCAGCACCTCCACAGGCTATGCCGCCTGATCCAAATATGATTATTGCTCAAGCCAGAATGATGGATGCGCAATCCAAAATGGAAGAAGTTAAAATTAAAAAGGCTGAAGCTGTCAGTGAAGACCAACATCGCAATCAAGATAGAGATCACGAAAAGTGGGTTGAATCAACAAACCTCATGCCAAGACATGCAAATGATCCTGAAATGATCATGGCAAGAGCAAAAATGATTGACTCTGAAGCCAAAATGGCGGAAGTTAAAATAAAGGCTACCGGCGCGGAAGCTGACGCTCAGAACCATGCTGCCGATAGAGAAAGCAAAGAACGGATTGCCATGTTGCAACTGGCCCGTGAAATTGCAGTTCATCCAGAGAGTGCTTCTCAGGCGGAACAGTTTATTAAACCGGAAATTCATGGGTTAGTTAACAACCCTAACGTTTAATGCTGGACGCAGCAGGAGTATAAAATGAGCGAATATAAGAAAGAAGCAAAGTCGGCATCCGCAGCTAAAATGCAGCGCATGGGCTTGAAGTTGGCAGATGGCAGCAAATCCTTCACGGATGAGCGCGGCGGTTCCCCGTTTGAAGGGTTGAATAGCGGCAATGCTGGCAAAATGCCTATTACCCCATCTAAGTTTAAACGTGGCGGCAAGGTTGGCAAAAACGTCCATGTTGAAGGAGAAATGGCTCGCAAAAACCTTGGTAAGTCTGCTCGCTCCAAAAAAGCTGCTGGTGGAGCATCAAATTCCTTTAAACCATTAAAGGGTATACCAAATTATCCTGTTCCTGTGCCTCCACGCAGGGATGAGGAAGATTATAATCCGTATCCATATAAGTTAACTCCTGCTCAAATTGGCGCTCAGTACGAAGAAAGACATCCAAACGAGCCTAATGATTTAAAATCTAACACAACCGGAAATGCTCGCGGGGGCGTTATTGGCCGCAAGCAAGCTGCTGCAATGGCTTACAAGAGCAAGGGCATGGGGATGTCCAGCAAAATGGGCATTCCTAAAATGAAGGGTATGCCTAACCTTGCTGCGGATACTTATATTCCACACAAAAAAGGTGGTGCTGCAAAGCATACGGATGAAGCACAAGACAAAAAGTTAATGCATAAGGTTCTTAAAGAAGATGCATTTAAGGAACGTGCGCACAAAAATGACGGCGGAGAAATTGCTGGCGGCAAAAAATCTAAACATTATTGGGATGAAGGTACAAAATTAATAAAATCAAAAGATCAACATTCTTTTGATGATTACAATCAAAAACGTGGGAAAAATGCGTTTTTGTTTAGCCATCACCTTGCCAAGGAAGAGGGTCGAACCCCTCCAAAACCGGCTGGCCATTATACTTTTGAACCTGATGAATTAAAAAATGGTGGCCGTGCGCACAAAGTTTCCGGTGGCCGCCTTGGTAAATACATTAAAGCCGCATCTATAGATGCTGCTACTCAAGGTTCTAGGCGTGGAATGGACCTTGCAACTCAAACTTATAGCACTTTGCCCCGTGACCCATTGTATCCAGAGGCCGGTAAAAAAGAAAGAAACCGCCTTCAGGGCATTCGCACTGCCGTAAATAAACTGGGTGGTGGTTATTCCAATGTCCCCGCTGGTGAAGATGAAGGCATGAAAAAAGGTGGCCGCGCTCACAAAGCGTCTGGCGGCCTTTTGAGCAACTATGCTGATAAAGCAAAACAAAATTTGTCTGCTCATCAAAATTCTAAAAAACAGATGAAATTAAGCAATCTTAAATCCGAAATGTACGGGTTTGATGCCCCATATCATCCACGCGATATTATGGAAACAGAAAAAACCATTAGCAAGCGTCAGCGTGGCCTTGATATGGCCCGCAATAAAATGAGCGGCAATGCAAACGTTCCTGCAACGGACGATGAGGGCATGAAAAAGGGTGGCCGCGCTGAAAAATGCTGGGGCGGCGAAACCAAACGGTCAAAGAAATTTGGCGGCGGCGCATTAACGGGCGCTAACCCAATGATTAACCCACAGATGATGGCAAACAACATGCGTCAAAACATGCAGCCAATGCGTCAACCTATGGGTCAACACATGGGTGGTTACGGTGCAACCCCGCAAGGGTACGCACAGCAACATGGCATTGGCGCTCCTCCTCCTTATTTTGGTGGCGGCAACCCTTTTGCTAACAGTATATTGGGCGGTGGTCTTGGTAGCATGATGCAACCCGGCGGCAATCCTCCTGCTCCTTACTTTGGCGGTGGTCTTGGCACGCTTAATGGTGGTAACCCCGGCGGTAATCTTTCTGTTCCTTACTTTGGTGGCAACATGAATCAACAAATGCCTCCTCAAGCCGTTCAAGATGCTTACAATCAGTTTAACCAGCAACAAACGGCTGCTCCTATGAATGGCGCTCAGACGGCCCAAATGAATCCTATGGGCAATATAAGTGGCGCAATGGGCGCGATGGCTGGTGCTGCTGGTTTTGGTCGCCCACAACGTGCTACCGGTGGTCGCGCCAAGGGCAAAACCAACGTAAACATTATCATTTCTCCGCAATCCGGACAGCAGGGGCCAATGGGCGCTGGTGTTGGCATGGGAATGCCTCCTATGCCTCCTCAGATGCCTCCTATGCCTCCGCAGGGTATGCCTCCAATGCCTCCGGGCGGTGGCGCTCCGGGTGGCGCACCTCAGCTTCCTCCGCAGCTTATGGCAGCTATGGCTGCTCAGGGCGGCGCTGGTGGACCTCCTATGCCCCGCAAAACTGGCGGTCGCGTAGAGAATGTAATGCCAAAATACCAAGAGAAAGAGTTTGGTTCCGGCTCTGGTCGTGGTCGTTTGGAAAAAATAAAGTGGCCCTTCGCAGACGGAACTGAATAAGGAGTTCTATGGCAGGACTGGACTTGCTCCTCTACCGCAGATTGCAGGAGCGCATTGAAGAGGAAAAGCGAAGCCACGAAGAGAGCATTCTTTCTGGTTTCGCACAAAACTACGAGGAATATAAAAACCGGGTTGGGTATCTAAAAGGATTATCCGACTCACTTATCTGGGCGAAAGAGACGATGGAAGACATCGTCGGCATTGATAGAAAAGCGAGATAACAATGAAGACTGCTACTATGAAAATGCTCCATGCGGTTGACCCCGCACAGGAGTTAAGAATGGCTGTTGGGGACATTTCTAAGATTAATGTTTACCATAACAACATCCTTTGCGCCGTATATAAGCGGCCCGAAAAGACGGCCTCCGGCCTTTACCTATCAGACGGCATCCGCAAAGAGGACGAATATCAGGGCAAGGTAGTTCTTGTGCTGAAAAAAGGTCCAATTGCGTTCCAAGATGACGACAAAACCTCATTTGCTGGACAAGATATCCAAGAAGGCGAGTGGGTTGTGCTTCGTTCATCGGATGGTTGGAAATTAAACATTAACGGTGTGCTGTGTCACGTAATTCAAGACACGCAAATCAAGATGACAATTCCTGAACCAGACATGGCATTCTGAGGAGATTAAAATGGCAGAGTTTGAAGCCGTAGACGTTACTGTAACCGTTCCAAATGTGCCTGAAGCGGCAGATTTTGACCTTGGTGGAGCAGTAAAAGCACCGGAATCGGTTGCACCAATACAAAAACAAGACGATGGCGTTGATCTTTTGCGCCGTCAACTTAGTGAAAAACAACGTGAGGCTGATGAAAATCGCCGCCAACGCATTGAGGCGGAACAAAATGCTCACAAAGCGCAGCAAGATGTCAAAACATATCAAGTTCAAGCGCAGGATAATCAATTAACAGCTTTTGTTAATGCAATTGCCAGCTTTGAACGCGATGCAGAGATGCTTGAACGCGATTATGCAAGCACTTTGGCGGAAGGTGATTACTCAAGAGCCGCCAAAATACAACGCCAGATGGCTCAAACTGAATCACGTTTGATGCAATTGGCTCAAGGGCGTGAAGCTGTTGAAGAAAGATTGACATATGAACGTCAAATGCTTGAACAGCAGCGCCGCCAACCCGCTCCACGGATAGAACAACAGCAACTTGACCCAATTGAAGCACAAATTCAAGCGGTTCAGAGCCCAACATCACAATCTTGGTTACGTTCGCATCGTGATGTGCTTGCTGATCCGGTAAAAACGTCACTTATGACTGCTGCGCACCACGAAAGTGTTGCAATGGGCATCCAACCTGACACTCCGGACTACTTTGCTCATATTGAAAACAAGGTTTACGGTGCTGATCAAGGTCAAACACCTACTCCGCATGTGCGTCAACGCCAAGCTATGGCTGCTGCACCTGTATCGCGGACCAATTCAGCGCAAACTTTCCGCTCTGGTCAGCAGATAACGATGACTTTAAGCCCATCGGAACGTGAAACAGCCCGTGATCTTGACATGTCAGACGAAGAATACCTTGAAAACAAGCTATATTACAAACAAAAGAACATGTTGTGAGGATAGCTTATGTCAGGATTAGTTAAACGTGGCCCCGGACGGCCAATAAAAACCCCGATTGTTGAAACATTGGAACAAAACATGAACAATACCGTTGAAGAAGCATCCCCAGAGTTAGGTGTAGCACCAGTTAATCGTGGATTACGTGAAGCTGCCCTTCGTGCAGAAGAACTTCGCACCCAAATGGAAGGTAATACTCTTGATCCGTCAATGTATGATGAGTTTTACATTGATCCACGCATCATTCCAGAGGGTTGGGACTACAATTGGAAGCGCGAATCAATCTCTGGCATGACAGATGAGCAGCATATGATTGAAATGCGTTCAACTGGTTGGGAGCCTGTTGATACACGCCGTCATAAAAGCATGATGCCTATTGGTCATAGCGGTGCAATTCGCAAAAAAGGCATGATTCTTATGGAGCGTCCAAAAGAAATTACCAACATGGCTCAGGATCGCGAACTTTCAACGGCCCGTGAGTTGGTACACCAGAAAGAGAAGGCACTTGGCCTTTCGCCAGCGGGCACATTTGAACGTGACCGCCGTCAAACAGGTGTTAAGAAGTCTTACGAGCCAATGCAAATTCCACGACAGTAAAAAAAGGGGGCGAAAGCCCCCTTTTCCTATTGTACTTGCTTGAATACAGTGTTATACGGAAAAATATAACTCCATTACGCGCCGTAGTGGGCTTCCCCTCGTTGGATATTTGAAGACGCGCTGTCTGATTGTATCCTACCGAAAAGGAGCGACCTATGGCTAATACTACCGCGCCTAATGGTTTCGTACTTGCTGGATTTTTGGACGGACGCACGGGCTCGTTGGGCCAATCGACGTATCAAATCCAATCTGCATATGGTTCTAACATCTTCTCCGGTGACCCCGTACAGCTTTCTGGCGGCTATGTCATCGCTGGCGCTACCGGTACAACTGCCGTTCTAGGCATTTTCATCGGTTGCGAATATTACAATTCTTCGGTTAACCGTGTTGTTTGGTCGCCATATTGGCCCGCAAGCACCAGCGTTCCAACCGGAACCGTCATCAACGCTTATGTTATCGTAGACCCACAGGCCACGTTCAACGTGCAGTCGTCGGGTTCTGCTGCGGTTACTCAGGCTCAGGTCAATAGCAACATTGACTATGCCGGTAACTCGCCAGCTTCGCCAGCCGCTTATCAGCTTCTGACTGGTCAGTCCACGGCCTATGCTAACCAAGCAAACATCAGCACATCAGCGACCTATGCGTTCCGCATCCTTTCGCTCGTAACTGCCCCTCCCGGCGCAAACGGCACGGATACCACAACTGCATACAATCGCATTATTGTTGCTTTCAATAACCAGTCCTTCCGCCTCACGGCTGGCTCGTAATAGGAGTAAGTTCAAATGGCTATTAATCTCAGTCAGATTCGTGACCTTCTCCTCCCCGGCCTCCGTGGAGTTGAAGGTAAATATTCGCAGATTCCATCCCAGTACGACAAGGTGTTTGAAATCACCAAGTCAAACATGGCTTTGGAACGCACCGCTGAAATGCGTTACCTTGGTCTTGCTCAGTTGAAGCAAGAAGGTGGTAACACTCAGTTTGATAACGCCGCTGGTGAGCGTTACGTGTACAACCAAGAGCATAACGAAATTGCACTTGGCTACGCCATCACCCGTAAGGCAATCGACGACAACCTCTACAAGGCACAGTTCAAGCCAACCAACCTTGGCCTCACTGAGTCGTTCCATCAGACCAAAGAAATTTACGCTGCTAACGTGCTTAACACGGCAACAACGTACAATGCTTCTATCGGCGCTGACGGTGTGGCACTCTGCTCGACCTCGCATCCTATCGATGGCGGTCTGACCATTGCAAACACCCCAACGGTTCAGGTTGATCTGAACGAAGCTACCTTGCTCAACGCAATGGTTTCGATTCGTCAGAACTACCGCGATATTGCTGGCATCAAAATTTTTGCCCGTGGTCGTAAGTTGATCGTTCCTCCATCACTTGAGCCAGTTGCTATTCGTCTTACAAAGACGCAGCTTCGTCCGGGTACTGCCGATAACGATACCAACGCAATCCTCTTTACCGGTGGCGGTCTGCCTGAAGGCTACATGGTCATGGACTTCTTGACCTCTAACTATGCTTGGTTCTTGCTAACCAACATTAAAGGTCTGGTGTACATGGAGCGCATTCCATTCGAAATGGACATGCAAGTAGACTTCACGACTGATAACTTGCTGGTTAAGGGTTATGAGCGTTATAGCCTTGGCTACTACAACTGGCGTTCGATCTACGGTTCATTCCCAACCTCGTAAGGAGTTAGACTATGTCTATTACAGCAAACTCCGGCCCATATATCGCGTTTGGTCAAAACACGATTGGGACAATAACCGACTACAATCCCGACCTTGGGCCGTCCCTCTTTTGGGGCGGCGTAGGCCGCATTGATCCACGCCCAAACTTTAACTATATCCCCGGCCAAAACTTTGGTGCTTTCACCGCTGGTTTTGCTACTTCGGATTGCCAAACGATTAGCTATGCTCCGTATGCATTAGGTTCTGCTGCTATTGCGGCTGCTGCTGCACCTACGGCCAACACAGCAATGACGTTGGTTTCGACAAACTCCACCAGTACTGGTGTTTCGGTTAATGCTTCATGCACTAACTATAACACTGGTGCAACGGTTACGGGCTTGTTGATGGTTGATGGTTTTGCATCCTTCACGGGTGTTATTGCCAGCAGCGTTCTGACAGTTTCGTCCTTAACTGGCACGATTTCCATTGGCATGACCCTTACGGGTACGGGCGTTAACACTGGAACAACCATTGTAAGCCAGCTTACCGGCGCTGCCGGTGGCGTTGGCACTTACACGGTTCAGGGTGATGATACTGCGTCCTCCACGACAATGACGGCTCAGGCTACCGGATTGACTGCTCTTGCGCAGCCTTTTGGCCAGTCAAACTCCATCTATTTGTGGAATCCACAGGCTCTTGTTTCCCGTGCGGTTAGCATTGTTCCTGTGTCTGGTACAAGTACTGCGCAAGTTATCTTTACTGTTTCTGGTTACGACATTTATGGCGTACCAATGACAGAAACGATTACTGTTCCTACAAGCACGACAACTTCTACCACGACCAACGGCAAAAAAGCCTTTAAGTATATTGCTTCTGTAACGCCTAACGTTACAAACGCAATTACTTATAGCGTTGGCACGACCGACATCTATGGCCTCCCACTTCGTTCAGATTTCTTCAGTGATGTATCGATTAACTACAACTCTGCGGCAATTACGGCGAACACGGGATTTGTTGCAGCAGTGACCACAAGTCCTGCTACATCGTCTACAGGTGACGTTCGCGGAACGTATGCGTTGCAATCAGCGGCAGATGGCTCTAAGCGTCTGTCAATTCGTCAATTCATCCTACCAGCCAATATGGGTTCGTTCGCGGGTCTGTTTGGTGTCACACAAGCATAAGAGGTAAATTATGGCTAAACATCACGAAATGCATGGTGAACACCACGGTCATCACGCTCACCACGAAGGCCACCATGTTCATCACATGGTTAAGAAACATTCCATGCACAGCATGAAACGCGCTGCTCACAAAAAGGGCGGTGCTGTTGAGTCGCCAATGCATGGTCAGGTTGACGAAGATGCAGAACCAACGGACGTGTACGCTGGCGGCAATTCGCCAACGCACCGTGAAGCTGGTGAAAAACATGCTTCGCGTAAGCGCGGCGGTCGCGCAGCCAAGATGCACATGAAGCATCTTGATGTGCATGGTCATCACGCTCATCACCGCCTTGACCGCCCTGCCCGTAAGTCGGGTGGTGCAGTAGGTGCTGAGATGCGCCCGTTCTCTGCCGCCAACAAGGTTAAGACCCCTGCTGGCCGTATGGTGGAGCCGGGGGAGTCGTAAGCCGTCAGCATCGCGCTGATGGCGGTGCTACGAAGTGGATTCAGGGCGCTATTAAGCATCCCGGCGCACTTCACAGGCAGCTTCACGTTCCGGAGGGGGATAAAATCCCCGCCAAGAAGTTAGCTAAGGCGGCACATAGCGAGAACCCTACCCTCGCAAGACGCGCCCGGTTAGCCCAGACGTTGAAGAAGATGCATTAATTTGAGGGGGGCTACGGCCCCCTTCTTTCTTCCGGAGGTTTTTATGACTGCTGCGTGGACAAGGTCTGAAGGCAAATCCCCATCCGGTGGCTTGAATGCCAAGGGTAGGGCTTCCTACCATTCTGAAACAGGTGGCACGTTAAAAGCGCCCACCAAAGATACGCATAATGCCCGCCATCACTCATTCTGTGCGCGGATGGAAGGTATGCGGTCTAAAATGACAAATCACAAGAATGCCCATGATCCGGAGAGCCGGGTCAATAAGGCATTGCGCAAATGGGGTTGCTAATGGCTAAGACACCTTTTTGGGAACATCCTGCTGAAAAAGATGCTCATCACAAGCACCTTTCGGCTAAACAGAAATCAACAGCAAAAGCACATGCAAGGGCGGCTGGCCGTCCCTACCCAAATTTGGTAGACAATGCAGCAGTTGCACGTAAAAAAGGTAAGTAATTATGACCAGCCAAGCATATGTAATTAACGATTCGGTTACCAAACGTGGTGCTTTTGAACCGTTTGAATTGCAAGTTCCCCGCAACCAAATTACTGGGCATACTGCTACCAACGTTTTTGCCTATGGCACGACCCCCGGAACTGCCGGGTTGTTTCGTACTGTTTGGGAAAACATGGCAACAACGGAATATGTGTTTCCATCTTCCGCAACTACCATGACGTTAACCGGCGGGTCTGGTGACACTGCGACGATTACAATTGTTGGTCTTGATTCCAGTTATAATGTCATTACGGAAAACCTTGTTCTTAACGGCGCAACAGGCGTGACAACGGTAAATTCTTATTTCCGCATTAACAGCATGTTTGTGGCTTCTGGCAGCGCAACTAACCCTGCAAACGTAGTCACATTGACCAATAGCGGTGTAACTTACGCGCAGATCAACACAGCTACTGTAAATGGAACAACCGGCAGCATTGGGACGACCCAAATGGCTGTTTATACTGTTCCTGCTGGGAATACATTTTATGGCTACCGGTTTGGGGCATATTCGTCATTTAATGGTAACAGCGCCAACTATACTACTTATCGTGCGGTAACTAACTTATCGTCTGGTGTTCAAAGAATCATTGTACAAACTCCATTCAATACAAGCTATGAAGTCCAGCGGCATTTTCCACTTGCTTATGCGGCAGGAACAGATTTGCGTTGGCAAATAGCACCAAGCGCGGCTACCGCCGCCGTGGTAAGCGTAAATGTTGGCGGCGTATTAGTAGCAAATGATGGTACTATCTTCTAAGGATAGAAAATGACCACTAGCGGCACATACACGTTCAATCCATCGCTTGGCGAAATTGTCTTGAATGCATACGCACGTTGTGGTGTTCGCCGTACTGCTTTGATGCAAGAACATATGGTGGATGCGCGGTTTGAAGCTAATCTCATGCTTGCTTCTTGGGCTAACCAAGGGGTTAACCTATGGGAAGTTGTGTTGATTTCTGTTCCTTTAATTCAAGGGCAGACAACCTACACTGTCCCACAAAAAGTCGTGATGATTTTAGATGCCGTTATTCAGCAGAATACAGATACTTCATCACAATTTGACCGTGTCATTATGCCTATTTCACGCACGGAATATAGCCAAACCCCTAACAAACTATTGCAAGCACCGCCTACGGTGTTCTGGTTTGACCGTTTGATCAATCCAACGGTTACGCTTTGGCCGGTTCCTGACCAAACTAGCACGTACACATTAAACTATTATGCGGTCACTCAAATTCAGGACTCTGAATTAACTGACGCACAAACGGTAGATATCCCGTATCGTTGGTTAGACGCGATGGCATCGGGGTTGGCTGCGAGGTTAGCTGCCATTTATGCTCCAGAACGCGCTCAAATGTTAGATGCAAAGGCGGAGCAAGCGTATACAATAGCTGCTACGCAAGACACGGAAAACGTGCCTCTATACATCATGCCCGGACTTTCTGGCTACTTTAGGGTATCGTAGCTATGGCGTACCGTCCTCACGGCCACGCTTTTGTTAATGCAAACGCACCATCTGCATGGGGGCGGTGTGACCGTTGTGGCTTTATTTACAACCATAAAGCACTGCGATTCCAATTTGACTTTCGTGGACCGCAGCTTCAAAACTTGCGGTTCTTAGTGTGTGAGAAATGCACCGACAAACCGCAGCCTCAATTGAAGCCAATTTTGACTACACAAGACCCAGTTCCTGTGTTGAATGCTCGCCCAGATTCATATGACTTGTACAATAGTAGCAATTTAGCACAACCCGGATATACGACTAATACCGCAACCGGTATTCCGGTACCCACTGATGTTGATTTGACTACAGAAGATGGTCAAAACCTTACGATCCAACCAATTGGGAAACCCGCCAATTTAGACCCCAATGCGCTTATGCCGTTGATCAATCAAACGGTATATGATGTTTTACTGCCAGTTGTATCTATTACCGCCAATGGGACACCAATTATTACAGTAACAACGTCCACATCCAATGGATTGATTACGGGAAGCCAAATTTCGGTTACAGGAACGTCAGATAACAATGCTATGGGTACATTTAGCGTAACTGTTGTTTCCGCTACTGTTTTTACATATCAAGCTAATTTTGCTATAGCTTCTGGTGGACTTTTGCAGTCAAATACACGTATAATAACGGCATCCGTTGGTATACCGCCGCAGTATACGCAGATCGTTCAGGTGGGCCCATAATATGTCAAATATACCTATTTCCAATCTACCATCTGTTTCGGCGGCTACGTCAGACGCGCAAGTCCCTGCCGTTCAAAATGGTACGACCGTATATCTAACAGCCGGTCAGATTTCGGCATTGGGTTTAGGTCCAACGGGGCCAACGGGGACATCCGGTGCAACTGGACCAACGGGTCCAACCGGCCCTACGGGAGCAACGGGCGCAACGGGCGCTCAAGGATTGCAAGGCGCTGCGGGAAGTACGGGTTCAACGGGTTCCACCGGTCCCACCGGTCCTACTGGGGCGACTGGAGCGGCATCAACTGTAGCGGGACCAACTGGACCAACGGGGTTAAGGGGACCGACTGGCAGCACCGGGGCGGCTGGTGCGCAGGGAGCCTCTGGCAGCACTGGCCCCACAGGTCCAACCGGGCCAACTGGTCCTACTGGAGCGGCATCCAATGTTGCAGGACCGACCGGCCCCACAGGAACAGGACCAACTGGCCCTACGGGTGCTTCATCTACTGTAGCGGGCCCAACTGGTCCGACAGGACCAACAGGTGCGTCTGGGACTAATGGATCACAAGGTAGTACGGGTCCAACGGGTCCAACTGGCAATACAGGACCAACGGGTCCAACCGGCTCAACAGGCACTCAAGGCATTCAAGGAAATACAGGATCGCAAGGACCAACTGGTCCTACGGGCCCAACAGGTTCCACTGGATCAACGGGTTCCAATGGTCCAACTGGACCAACCGGTCCTACAGGTGCTGCATCAACGGTAGCTGGTCCAACTGGTCCAACCGGACCACAAGGATCAACGGGTCCAACTGGTCCTGCTAGTGGTCCAACTGGCCCCACTGGCCCGACAGGAACAACTGGTCCAACTGGCCCGACAGGAACAACAGGGAACAGCGGTTCTACTGGACCTACTGGTCCAACTGGACCTCAGGGTGCGCAAGGTATACAAGGAAACCAAGGTAGCACAGGCCCAACTGGCCCAACCGGACCTACAGGTGCAGCATCTTCTGTTGCTGGGCCTACTGGACCTACAGGTTCAACCGGAACTTCTGGAACTGCGGGTTCTGCCGGTCCTACTGGGCCTACCGGCCCAACGGGAACCACAGGCTCTCAAGGAGCGCAAGGAAACACAGGTCCAACTGGCCCTACTGGCCCAACCGGGTCTACAGGAGCCACAGGACCAACTGGACCTACGGGTACTTCTGGAACAACTGGCCCAACAGGGCCAACTGGTCCGGGCGTTATTGCTTCTGGTACGGCTGGGCAAGTTGCATATTATGCTTCATCCGGAACATCTCTTTCGGGAACGGGAACGCTTGCACAATTAAGTTGGACTAATACGGCTGTTACTGTTACATCTAACGCTGGCACAGTTCCTATTACGTCTAAGTTAAATACGTTTACCAACTCATCTGCTGCCACAATGACTATCACTATGGCAACGGCAAGTGCCGTTGACGGACAAATGTCCATTGTTCGTATCTATGATTATAGTGTAACTCCTACTGCACAATCAATTACTTGGGTTAACACTGAAAACAGCACGGTTTCTGTCCCATCACCATCCAACGGTTCCGCAACCTCGCCATTAACAGTTGGTTTCATGTATAACTCAGCAACGACCAAGTGGCGTTGCATAGCTTCGGCATAAGGAGATAGTAATGCGTTCGGCTATGATTGACATTAACACCAATATTGTCCTTGGCGTTATAATGGCCGATGCGACGATTGACCGTGCACCTTACAATACGTTTTTAATTAATTTACCAGAAGGCTCTCCTGTCGGTATTGATTGGGTTTATGACCCAACCACGCAACAGTTTACCGCTTCGGTGAATGCGTAATGGCGACTAATGTCATCATCTTTACTACTGGTACATCATGGACTGTTCCATCAGATTGGAACAACTCCAGTAATACCATTGAAGCCATTGGTGGCGGCGCTGGTTCTACAGGCAACGCTGCCGCTGGTGGCGCGGGCGGTGGTGCGTATACAAAATTAACTAATTTTACGCTTACACCCGGTGCTACAGTTAATATTCAAATTGGCGCTGGCGGTGTTGCAGCTAGCGGCACGGATACTTGGTTAAATAAAACAACTAACGCTGCCCCATCATCTTCAACAGACGGTCTTTTAGCAAAAGCTGGTGTGACAAATACAACTAATAGTGGCGCGGCTGGGGGATCGGCTGCGTCTTGCATCCCATCGGCAGCAGCTTTTTCTGGTGGTTCGGGCGGGACGGGCCAAGTTACGCGTGCAACAAAAGGCGGCGGCGGTGGCGCTGCTGGACCAAGCGGCGCAGGTGGGCAGGGCGGTGCGGGGTATACAGTTGCTGGGGGTGGTTCTGGCGGCGGCGGTGGTGGTAATAATGGCTCAGTAGGTGCTGCTGGTACGGTTTCTGCTGGCGGTACTGGTGGTAATGGTGGCGGTGCTTCTGGCGGTTCAGGCGGTGCTGGAGCAACAGTTTCTTCGGCGGCAGTAGCTGGTAGCTCAGGCACAGGCGGTGGCGGTGGCGGTGGTGGGTTTGGGGCTACCAATACCACGGGCTTTGATGGCGGTGCGGGAAATCTCTACACAGCTACGGCAGGGGGTACTGCCGGTCCGGGCGGCGGCGGCGGCGGCGCAGGTGCTGGTAATGCCACTGCTGGCAATGGTGGCCTATATGGCGGCGGCGGCGGCGGGAGAGCCAGCGGAGCCACAGCAAGCAGTGGCGCACAAGGCGTTATTGTCGTCACCTATACGCCAGCAGCCACCGTAACAGTTAGCGGCAACTTTTTGATGTTTATATAAGGGGAGGCAAAATGCCATTTAGTTCTGAAAACGGTAAACCACAAATCAAGAAAATCATGGAAAGGTTAAAACCCTCATCTATGCTTGATGTTGGCTGTGGTTCTGGGATATATGCCAAAATGTTTCCTAATATTCAAAAGACAGGCATAGAAATATGGGAACCGTATGTAGAGCAATACGGTTTAAGAGATTTATACAATGAACTAATGCAAGAAGATGTTCGCACATGGACACCTAAAAACACTTATGATGTAGCTATTTTAGGCGACATCTTGGAACATATGACGATTGAAGAAGCAAAAGACGTTTTTGCTAAAATTCGTGCGTGTTCTACTTCCGTTATCGTTAGCATTCCAATTGGCCTTTACCCTCAAGGTGAATACGAAGGCAACCCATATGAAAAGCATGTGGTTGATAATTGGACGGACGCTATGGTTCGTGAAACCTTTGGCGAGCCAACGTGGGGACAGGTAGACGGAGAAATTGGGATATACGTCTGGTCACCTATACCAGTGCGCCCTAAAATATGCGTATACGCTATTTCTAAGAATGAAGCACATTTTATTCCTAGATT